GTACTGCAGGTTTCCGCTACCGCTGGTGGTTCCGCTATTACAATCACTGATGACGGCACTGCGGTTAGCCCTAACGCTTTCCAGGTTGCCTACGAAGATTACGTGGCTGTGGGTCAAGTCCAGAACTGGAGCTTTGAAATCAGCCGCGCTGAGATTGACGTGACCACCATTGGTCAAACCCTCGGCCAGTATGCTCCCTTCCGGGCTTACATCCCTGGTTTTGCTGATGGCAACGGTTCTGCCAGTGTGTTCGTTACCGATGACGACACCACTCTTGCCAGCCGTCTGATTCAAGATGTGCTGCAGCAGTCCCAAGCTGGCGCCGCCTTCAAGCTCTACATTGACAAACAGAGCACTGAAAACGCCAGCCGCAGCATCGCCATGGAAGCCACGCTGCTGAGCGCCAGCTTTGCCGTGAACCCTGACGACGCCCAAGTTGTTGAGGTGACCTTCCGCCCCACCAGCGCCCCTACCTTCGACTTCAGCAAGACCGCCTGATCCTTGCAAGGTTAATTACAGGGCCCCTGGGTTGCGCCGGGGGCTTTTTTGTGCCTAAAGTAATAACAAATCCCTGATTTTTATGCCGGTCTCTGGTTCGTCTGCTCTAGCCCGTCTGAAAAAGGCTGCCAATCTGACGCCGATCAAACGAGTGGTCAAGCTGAGTGACGGCACGGAATTTGAGTTTTACGCCACTGCCTTGACCATGGCGGAACGCGAGCGTGCTCAGAAGATGCCCAATGGTGATGACGCCAATGGCTTTGCGCTAAACCTGCTGGTTACTAAGGCTATGGATGACACGGGCCAGCGTCTGTTTCAAGCCGGTGAAATCGCTGAGCTGAAAAACGAGGTGATGGATGCTGACCTGCAGGCGTTGATGCTGGCGATCATTACCAATCCCGAGGAGGATCAGAACGTTGACATGAAAAGCCCTAAAGGCTGAGGTTAAAAAAGACAACCTGCTGCTGTTAAGGCTTGGGGTTGCAAAGGAGCTGGGATATTCGCTCACTAAATTGAATCAAGAGGTGACGTTAGAAGAACTGCTGATTTGGTCGGCGTATTTTGACCTGCAAAACGAGGAGCAAGAACGCCAAATGAAACGGCGGCGGTAGACTGCTAGGAGCAAGGGGGTAGGTCGTGACGGCTGTTGCCAATGTTTCGCTCAACCTAGATACACGTGGCGTACCGCAAAAGCTGCGCGAAGTTCAGACGCAGGCTCAGCAGACCGAGCGTGCATTTGGCACTCTTAATAACACCGTTGGGCAACTTGTCCGCGCCTATGCGGCCTTTCAGGCAATCAAGTTTGTTTTTACTCAAGCCGCTGAACTTGAAAGCCAAACAAAAAGCCTGCAGGTTTTAACTGGCAGCGTTGAAAAAGCAACTCAAATTATTAAAGAGTTGCAGGCGATTGGTGCTGTTACCCCGTTTACAAGTGCCGAGTTAATTGATTCGGCCAAGCGCCTTCAGGCTTTCGGTGTTGAGACAGACAAGGTTGTTGAAACCACCCGGCGTCTTGCCGATGTAAGCGGTGCCACTGGCGCTGAATTGCAAGGCTTGGTAACTGCTTATGGGCAAGTTCAAGCTAAAGGAAGATTGCAGGGCGAGGAGTTACTGCAATTCCAAGAGCGTGGTGTTGCACTACAAAAAGTTTTGCGTGATGAGTACAAATTAAGTGGAAGCGAGTTCCAAAAGGCGCTAGAGAAAGGTCAGATCAGCGCCCAAGCCGTTGAATATGCGATTCAAAAACTAACTGATGCTGGCGGCAAATATGCCAATGGTGCCATTGCTCAAAGTGACACTCTACAAGGCAAATTAAGCACACTACAGGACTCATTCCAACGGCTTGCGCAGAACATCGGCAAATTTTTTGAGCCTGTATTTAAGTTTTTAATTGATGGCATAAACGCTTTTCTTGAGCGATTGAATAATGCTTCACGACTCGGGGCGGAGGCTAGGGCGTATCAAGAAGCTAATAGGCGCACTAGATCACGCTTTGGTGCTCGTGCGGTCAATCCATTTGACACTGAAGTTCAGCAATATCGTGAGCGGTTGCGTCGCTCGTTGGTGACCGCTGAGATGGGCGGCACGGGTATCCCTCAAGCATCTAAGGGCAGTGCAACATTACCTGCGCTGCTGTCCCCATCTGGCGGTGCTGGCGGTGCTGGCAAAAGTGGAGCAAAAGAAGCCAAGCGACTGCAAGAAGAGCTTAAGCGTTCCGTTGAACAGGGTGACCGTCTTGGCCGTGAGTACAGCCGTCAGGTGCTGCAGCTTGGTGTAATCACTGAGGCTGAGCAAGAACGTAATCGCATTCAAAACGCGTATGAAGACCGTGCATTAGACATTAAAGATCTCAAAAACGAGGAGCAAAAAATAAATCTCACTGCGCTAAGCGGCGAAATTAGGCGTCTAGAGCTGCAAAAGTTGCAGACCGAAGAACTCAAAAAGCAGGCAGCTGAATACATCAAACTGATTCCCATTTTTGCTCAGTTCAACGAAGACCTAGGCGCACTAGCTTTCAAGGGTGGTCCGCTTGGTGCTGGCATTGGCGGCAATGTTGGTGTGGCATTTGGTGGCACCAGTCTGATTGGCGCACCTCAAAACGAAGAGCTGACCAAAGCCAAAGAGGCGCTCAACGCATTGATTGAACCGATCAATCAGGTGAAGAATGTTGCAGGCACGATTGGCGGTGCATTTAGCGATTCATTCCGCGCCGTGATTACCGGTTCCATGAGCGCCCAAGAAGCTTTGGCCGGTTTCTTTAATCGCGTGGCCGATTCGTTCCTTGACATGGCTGGCCAGATCATCACCCAGCTAATACTTATTAAGTCATTGGAAGCTGCCACGAGCATCTTTGGTGGCGCTGGTGGTTTTAAGGGTTTTACCGGCGCCGGACCGGTTGCCTTTCCCGGTGGTATGAATCTTGGCCTTGCTGGATTTAAGGCAAATGGTGGCTCGGTTGGCGCTGGCAAAACTTATATGGTAGGAGAAAAAGGTCCTGAGCTATTTGTTCCAGGTCGATCTGGCACCATCATCCCCAACAATCAACTGAGCAGCGGTAGTGGAGCCAACGTAGTCGTGAACGTCGATGCCAGCGGCAGTAATGTGGAAGGTAACGATCAAGGAGCCAACCAACTGGGCAAGGTAATCGGTCTCGCTGTCCAGCAGGAACTGATCAAGCAAAAACGCCCAGGCGGTCTACTCGCTTAAACGATGGCAACCTTCCCAAGTTTCAGTCCCACCTACAGCGCCACCAAAACCAGCAACCCCGCCGTGCGTACAGTGCGATTCGGGGATGGCTACCAGCAACGCCTGACTTACGGCCTCAACCAAGACCCGAAAGAGTGGCGATTGACCTTCAACGTCTCCGACACGGACGCCGACACCATCGAAACATTCCTGAACGCCCGCGCCGCTGACAATGCGAGCTTTGACTGGAGCCCACCAGACACCGGCTCTACCTACAAGTGGATCTGCCCAAGCTGGACACGCGAGATGTTCGACACAAATCGCAGCCGAATCGACGTGACTTTCCAGCAAGTATTTGAACCCTGATGGCTTATACCGCTTGGGCTTCTAGCACTGCTTACGTTGTTGGTGACGTTGTACGCGCAACCACCTTGCCCGGCACCGGCTTGGTGTTCAAGTGCATCACTGCTGGCACGTCAGCGTCAACAGAACCGATCTGGCCGACGGTCATCTATACGACCGAGACCATTAGCGGCACACGCACCAACAAGGTTGGCTTTGTCACGGATGGAACGGTTACATGGGCAGCCATCATGGCTGTCTCGCAAGACCTGCAGGCAATCGCGCCTTCGGCAATCATTGAACTGTTCGAGCTTCACCTAGATCAGACGTTGCATGGCGGCACGGATATTTATCGCTTCCACGCTGGCTCCAATGCGCTGAATACACCAGGCGACGTTATCTGGAATGGCAATAGCTATTTGCGTTATCCGGTACAGGTTGAAGGGTTTGAATATAGCGGGCAGGGACAGTTGCCGCGTCCAAAGTTGACGGTCAGCAACTTGGCAAGCACCATCAGCGCCTTGCTTTTGATCGTCAATGCTGAAACACCCGGCAATGATCTGATCGGTGCCAAGTTGATTCGCATCCGCACGCTGGCACGCTATCTCGATGGGGCAAATTTCGAGGGCGGTGCCAATCCAAGCGGTGCGGCAGATCCAACTGCTGAGTTCCCGCGAGACATTTACTACATTGCCCGCAAGTCTGCCGAGAACCGCGACGCTGTTGAGTTTGAATGCGCGGCTGCTTTTGACTTGCAAAACGTCAATGCGCCACGTCGTTTGTGCATCAATAACATTTGCCAGTGGACTTACCGCAGCTCGATTGGTTGTGGATATGACCCGACAGAAATTGGACCGTTTTGGACCGCAGCCGATCAACCTGCCGCGAGTATTGCTACGGATGTATGCAGCAAAAGGTTAAATAGCTGTATTTTGCGTTTCGGTGAAGTTGCTGTGACTGGCAACGTGACCAGCGGTAGCAACATCCTGACCAATTTGACCACCGAGGAATTAAACCGGATCCGAATCGGAGACACTATTGCCGGATTTGGACTGCCGACTGGAACGACGGTTACTGCCAAGGCTGAAGACCAGCTGACGTTATCGAACAATGCAACAGCATCGACTGAAATAACTCGCAACGGCACACTGACTGCTGATGGATTACAAATGACCGTGGCATCAACAACTGGACTAGCTGCAGGTCAAACGGTTACCGGCACCGACGTTCCAGCTGATACAACAATCAAAAGCATATCTGGGACTACCTTGACTTTGAGCATTTCGTACAATCCAAATATCCGAGGTGCTGCAACAACAAAAACAGTTCAGTACAAAACTGTATCAAATCAACCACGGCTTTACTTTAACAATACCAGCGGAACAAACAAAAATGATGTTGTATCTGGACTTCGCATACCCAATAACACCCGAATCTCTGGAATCAGCACTAATAAATTTGTTCTTCTTTCGAAAGAAACAAGTATGCCGCAAAATGAAAGTACCACTATTACCGTGTATGCAATCAAAACTTTTACCTCGCAGAGCTACGTGTTCCGCGCAAGTGATCGTTACGTCATTCGTCCAGACGGTCAAATTCCGTTTGGATCGTTCCCTGGCGTCGGCACCACAAAGGTATGAACAAGACCGCTCGCGCTGCAGCTGCTGCCCACGCCAAAGACTGCTTGCCGAATGAAGCGTGCGGATTGCTGGTGGTCATCAAGGGTCGTCAACGGTATTGGCCGTGTAAAAACCTTGCCAGCGCCGATGATTTTTTCATCCTTGATCCGGAGGATTGGGCAGCGGCGGAAGACAAAGGGGAAATCGTTGGGGTGTTCCACAGCCATGTACTAATGCCGCCCACACCTAGTCAGGCTGATCTGGTGGCGTGCGAAAAGTCAGAACTCCCCTGGTACATCTACAACGCACAACTCGACAGCTGGGGCGGCTGCGAACCTACCGGATACAAGGCTCCGTTGATTGGACGGCAATGGGTGTGGGGCGTCACTGATTGTTGGACGCTGGTGCGCGATTGGTACGCCGAAACCTGGGGCTTGCAACTTAAGGATTGGGACCGTCCGCTGAATGCAGACGACTTCAACCGCAAGCCAATGTTCGATGACTGCTGGGCTGAAACCGGGTTTCGAGAATTATTACCGGATGAGCAGCTCCAGTTTGGCGATGCCGTGTTGATGTCGATTGGCGACCCCGGCTTGAATCACGTTGGTGTGTGCTTGGACGATCAGATGCTGCTGCATCACATTCGTGGACGGCTGAGCAGCCGTGACTTTTACGGGCAGCATTTATTAGACTGCACCGGGAGGAGGCTGCGCCATGCTTCGAGAGATTAAGCTCTACGGGCAGCTCGCCAAATTCATCGGACACCGCAGGCTGCAAGCGGCTGTCAGTAATGCCGCCGAGGCGATCCGTTTCCTGTTGGCGAACTTCCCAGGGCTAGATCAGCACATGGTTGAGCACGACTACAAGGTGCTTGCCGGTGACTACGCCTTGGACATACAAGAACTGCACGACCCTGCTGGTATGCAGGCGATCAAAATCGTGCCTGTAATCGCTGGTGCTGGTAGCAGTGTGGGCAAGATTTTGACCGGGGTGGCGTTGGTTGCGGCTGCAATTATTTTCGCCCCGGTAGCGGCAGGATTTTTAGGTGCCGGTCTTGGTGCTACAGCAGGGACATTTACGTTGGGTGCTGCAGCTTCTATCGCAATCGGATCCGTTGGC